TGATGCGTACTATTGTATTCCATACGCTTTTCTTTGTATCTCTATATGCTTCCAATAAACTACGCATCTCTATAATATCTTTGTGCGCATCCTCATCATGCAAACCTAAAGCAGCCAACGCCTCTTTAGCACCACGCCTTGCAGCGCGATCTAGCAAGTCTTCTAGTTCTTCTGGTGTTAGCTGCGTCATTGGCATTACTCAGGTTTAGTAGGCCAAGTGATAGTATTTGGGAAGCCTGCCTGCTGTGGTACGTTTAACAAATCAGTGCGATACTGAGTCCATTCGTTTTGTTTTTCTGCAGTTAAGTCTGCCCAGCGCAATGGGTTAGTAACGATAGGGTCTACTTCTGATGTTAGCCTACGATTCCTTTCATTCCGCACAGATTGCGCTGTTTCTGCATCTATTTCTGCTTGCGTTGGTGCAACATAAGGTGTGAAATCTGACCCAATCAAAGAACGTAACTCAGTATTGTCAATGATCATATCTGTGTCTGACGGGTCTAAGGTGTATGGTATCCAGCCGTACTGTGGGTGATTAATCTCTACATCAAACCGTGTGTTCTCAGCATTAAGAGAATGAGAATTACGTACTTCAGTAATTTCTATAGACATATTATGAAATCCTCACGAATAATGTTGATGGGAGCCTATATGATACTCTGTCTGCGTTACCCATAGCCCTCCAAGTGCCAAGGGGGCTTGTACTACTTATATCATTTGCCGTGTTATCACTGAAACTGCTTTCAGATACGAAACCAGCATACTCAAGACTAGAACCAGAGTAAGTGGTTCCATATACAATAGTACCAGTTGATGGCTTACCCAAAAAAGCGTAGGTACCTACGTTACCTATACCAGTGTCCGTTAATGCGCTTGTTATACCAGTTACGTGACCGTTGCTGTCTACAGTAATATCTTGGATAAAAGTGTTACCACTATTATTTGCACTAGTAGCTGGAGTGATGTTTGGGTGAGCCGTTAACGCACCTAGCCCAGCCGCCGTAGGGGGAGTATAGGTGAAGACACCATTAGTGTTGTTATAACTCAGAGCACCACCACCAGAAGCCGTATTTGTTCCTACTGAAAGATCATCAAAGTTTATAGAATCTGGTACAGTAAAATTAAGTTTAGCTGTAGCATCATTATATGAAACAGAAATATTTGTTTCTTGGTTACCAACCACCATATCGCCAATAATATCTTGTATGGCTTCATCGTTTAATGATACGGCACCTGATGAAACATTAAAATCTGTACTATTAAAAGAGGCTATACCTTTAGTTGTGTATGTAGCATCACTAACAGTAGCTGTAGATGAAATCTCCCCTGTAGTAGAGTTATAACTAATACCTGTTCCTGCACTAATAGCAGCCCTAGCCCGTGCATCTGTGAAGTATTTATTAGTAGCGTTGGTATCAGTAAGGTCATCTGTATCGTGGTTGCTTAGTGAGGTAACAGTACCATTAAAACGTGTGTTTACAGTATCAACTATTTTAGAAGCGCCGTTGCTTGTATATACATCACCTCTATGATCACCTGTAACCGAATTAAAAGTAACATTAGATGTTGTTGCTATAGCCTGTGGAATAGAAACTGTTAAGATTGCACCGTCATCACTAACCCCAGATGAGTCGGTTATGGTAATCCCTGTTCCTTGAGTAACACTCTCTACATAATTACCGCTTGTGTCGGCACCTAGGGAAATAGAACCTGCAGGGACACTAGTACTTTCAACAGTCAATGCCACATCTGTAATATCACCACTACCATCTATAGTAAATGACCCTGTAACATCACTATCGTCGCCACCAAATGTTACAGTACGTGCTGATGACCATGCATCTGCTGTATTAGAATTACCCTCAAACTGTGCTGTCACGGCATCAGAACCAGGTGTCAAGATAACTGTGCTGTTTGAATTAATTAACGTACCATAATATGTAGCTAAACTAGCATCTGAGCCTGAGTCAAATATAGTTGTTAAGTCAGAGTTTTTAATGTCACCCGTTAAATCACCTGTGACATCACCAGTAAAGGTAGCGTTTGTACCATCCGTACCAGACTCAAGAACCTTACTTGTACCGTCTGTAGAATATACATCACCAACAAGATCACCTGTTAGTGTGCCAGTTAAACCCCCACTAAATGTAGCCTCACCTGTGAACGTAGATGTCTCATCAACACTAAGGATATCTGTGTTAAGTGTTCCATCAAAGAAACCATTTTTAAAAGGAACACCACTTGTACCAACATCTAGAGTGTTTGCAGTTTTACCTTTAATTTCTGTAGCAGTAACCACAAGGTCTGAGCTAGGTCCAATACTACTAATAGTAGCACCACCACCTGCACTGCCATCATGGTTATGGCCTGAAGAAGCATTAAATGCAAGTTCTAACCTGTCAAACTCTGCGTTTAAATCTTCAGCGTCAATAACATTACCATTAGCAATGTTACCTTCTGTGTCTACTTTTGTATATCCCTGCGCCATGTTACTGCCTATCTTCTTGAGTAAACTCTAATATAGCTGTGTCTAGAGTGTATGTTGGGTTTGTTGTATTATCTTCAATACGAATTGCTACTGTCTTACCTGAACCTATAACATTTTTATTATATACTTTATCTATCTCACCGCCATAAGTAGCATATACTTTATTAGGATCATAATCTGCCCAAGTTGTGTCTACTTGTTGTCTGTTATTAGGATCAGCCTTTCCGAAATTAGAATTAACGGCACCGTATTCAAAAACACCCACGTTTGTGCTACCTATAACCAATGTATTAGGTTGTATTGTAGAACGATTATTAGGTGAGTCAAAGTCAAACTTTAAGTTAAGATCAAGTTGCATATTACCTGTAGGTTCTGTATACAAAGTTATCTTATAAAAGGTTTTACGTATTTGCGGATCAGCGATTGGCATGTAAGGTGATTCATATATAGCTTCAATGTTAGAGCCATCAAAGCTATTACCTGTACCCATAGTGTATACGTAACCATCCTCATTTGCAAATGCTATAATTTCTTGGTTAGAAAAATATCTACTATCTGCTACATAAGCTTTAATACCTTTAGTGGTAGACCACTGGATACCTTCAGAACCCTGTGTTATAAATTTAGTAGCTATTAAGCCACGAGCAACATCTTTTTGCTCTGATGCAATATATGAAAATATTCTATATTGTGCCTTTTCTCTAATCACACAAGAACTATAAATTGAACCACTAGCTAAAAAGATAGATGCATCTTTAAATATTCTATCTGAGGCAACATCAAGAGCAAAATCGCCAATACGATCTGTTGCGCTTAGTAGTCTAATGCCATCAGGTGCCAAATACATAATATCACCACCAACTTCTTGAATTGTATCACCATTGATACAACCAATACTGTCAGTGATGGGTGACATTAAAAAATCTGCAGAGGTGCTACCTGTAATCTTTTTAATTGAGCTATTAGTAAAAACAATTAGCTGCTCACGAAAAACAGCCATACCTGTAATATCATACCCTACATTAATTGTCCCAGCGCCATTAGCCACACTAAAGTCATCAACAGTGTTAGGTGCGGTAAATATAAGATCACTACCTACTGCATAGAAAGCTGTGTTTTTAAAAATAGTTACATGCAACGCACCTGAGATGTCAGGACTGTGATCCGTCTGGTTCATGAAAAAGATAGTGTTACCTGAAGTATTATACACAGCAGGATAATTAACACCATCTACAAATATAACTTTATCGTCACCATCAAAGTTAAACTCTACATGCCTAACCTTACCACCGTTTGTAAGTGTGCTAACATTGTTAGGCATACTCTGCCATGTATTTCCAGTACCATAATAATAAACAGTATTATATGATGCGTTATGACGAGCTACGACATAGCGACCAGATGAAATAACTTTTAGACCTACTACAGGACCAGTTCCGGGTATGGTAGAGCTACTAAACTTTTCAAAACCTTTAATCTTAGAGTAACCACCCTCTTTATTGGCTTCGAAGTTTTGCAAAATAGTAGCGGAACCAACAGCATTAGAACCCTGCTGTAGAGCAGAGAGATTAGAGATTAGACCACCTCTAAACTCAATAGGAAATGTATTCCATTGTGTAGCCATTAGAATCTAACTCTTGAATCTCTTAAATAATCTGTACGGTTAATATGTAAGCTACGAAGGTGTTTAATGCCTTGTTGAAATTTACCTAAAGATAATTGTGCTGCCTGTGTATCACCACGGAACTGGTACACATAATACATAGCACCATCTATAATAACGTAACGATACTGCTCTGGTAAGTTTGGTACATCTGTAGCGTTCTCTAAATCATAAGCACTTCGATAATACTCATATACTAATTCATAAGCAGCATCTGGATTAGGGTATACTATAAACTCCCTACTAGGTGTTCTAGATACATGAGTTGGTGTAGTTCTATTAGATGATTGTGTATTGTATTCACTATCTGCATACTTTTCTATATATTCTTCATATGCTAATAGCTTAAGTTTTTTAGTGCCAACATTTAAATCTGAATCTCTCTTGATGCGAAAAGTATTCATGTTAATGTTTTTAGCATCAGCAGGGAAACCGTATCTAACAGTACCCGGAGATAGTGTCTCTGTAACCTCTGCGTGATTCCAAGGCCACTCATACTCTTCCTGATTTATATGTCTAATTGACGAGTTAACAGAATCCTTAGCAAAACTATAATAACCAGTTGTAGTATCAAAGTTAACAGAGGTTAACTCTACTTCGTTAAGTCTACGGTTAACATCATTTACAAGACCAATATAATCGTATGCCATTATTACTTCTCCTTAACGCGCAAGAAGATAGAGCGCTCATATTTCAAAGCGCCTGTTGTTGTTATCTGACACACTACAGTATATTTAATGTTGTTAGTACCTAAAGAAAATCTGGCTGTGGCAATCTGCCCAGAAATAGTTCCTGTCACAAACTGCAGACCATTAATTACTTCTGCGTCAGATGCTTCTTCTTTATTGCCATCAGCATCCTTAATAAACCATTTAACAGAACTAATTGTTTCACTTCCTAAGAAGCGTGACCAATCAACACTATAATCTATTATTTCATCTGGGTCTTTATTGGGCCAAGTATAAGACATGGTTAGTCCTTATGCTGCGATATACACAGTATAACTTTGTGTATCTTTATCGACATAAACTGTTCTGTTTTCGGGTTGGATATGCACTGTATTACCTTGGTCATATGATACTATATAAACAGTGCGATTTCTACTATATAAATCTGCATAAGCATTAAAATCAAATGTTTCTGCTATAGGAGTGTCAGGTAATGATAGTGATGTAGTTAAAAAAGTGTTAAGTGTATTTAACTCTATATTTGAAGAGGCTTTAGGTATAACATCTGATACTAATGTTATTGTGTCTTCTATTGAAAATAAATCAAGATTA